GGCTTTGGGGCCGGTTTCGGGGTCGGGGTCGGGACTGGATTCGTCATTGGCCTTATTGGCGCTATTGACGTGTCTGGTATTTTTGGAAATAGTAGGTCACTTCTGACTATTGTGCTTGTCGGGAACATCTGTGTAATAAGGTAATTTTTTTTATTTACATCTACTGGCGATGGCATATCGACACTCGAGTTCTTTTAACGTGTGCACTGGGCGTTACCAGCATATACAATGTTCAACGGAAAGACGACTGACACCGAGGCCGCTTTCTACGAGCCGCTCCTCAGTGATGAGGATCGTAATATCGTCCTACCCTCTCCTCCGACGTCCTACGAAAAGTATCTGTATACCAAGTCCGGCCGCTGGCTTATCAGCATCTTCGGGCTATTTTCCTCCTCTTGTCTTATGACCGGTATGTGGCTGTTTGTCGTAGCAACAGGGACATATTGGTTTTCTGTATTTGCTGCCGTTAGCACCGTGTATCTGTACATTTCTTACCTAATGGTGAACTGCGTGGGCAAGGACTTCAACCTCCGCATCCACAACAATATCCGGAAATACAATTCTTCTGGCTGCCCCAGGGTGGACATCCTCCTCCCAGTGTGCGGCGAAAACATTGACGTCATCCGCAACACCTGGAACTACGTCTCTGCGATTGACTGGCCCAACAAGGGGGTCTACGTCCTTGACGACAAGAAAGATGACGAGATCAAGGCTCTCGCGGCTCGCTTTGGGTTTAATTACATCACCCGGGACAACAACGCCATGAAGAAAGCGGGAAACCTCCGCAATGCGTTCACCAAGACCAGTGCCCCGTTCTTTGTTATCTTTGACGCCGACTTTTGCCCTCGCCCCGACTTCCTCAAGGAAACGATGCCCTACTTTGCCTACGACACCAGCATTGCTATTGTGCAGACCCCCCAGTTCTTCGAGGTCCGTCCCGACCAGACTTGGGTTGAGCGCGCCGCTGGCTCCGTCCAGGAACTGTTCTACCGCTTCATCCAGGTTTCTCGCGACACATTCGGCGGTGCCGTGTGCGTCGGGACCTGTGCCGTGTATCGCCGCGAGGCGCTGGTGCCCTTCGGCGGCACCGCAGAAATCGGCTACAGCGAAGACGTTCACACGGGTTTCTCGGTTGTCAACGACGGTTGGAAGCTCAAGTATGTCCCATTGAACCTCGCTAAGGGAGTGTGTCCCTACGAGCTCAAGTCGTTCTTCAGCCAGCAATACCGCTGGGCACTAGGCTCTACCACCCTGTGCTTCAACCCCCACTTTTGGACCTCTACCCTGAGCTTCCGCCAAAAGGCCTGCTTCCTCTCCGGCATGCTCTACTTCCAGGTCACCGCATTTGCCACCGTCCTCGCCACCGTCCCAGGCATCATCATGCTCATGTGGTTCCCCGAGCACGTGCTATGGTTCAACGCAACCTTTGCCCTGCCAAGTCTAATCTTCGGCTGGATCCTGATGCCCATGTGGTCCGCACAGGATTACCCCTTCACCGTCAACCACCTGAAGGTCGCCCAGAGCTACTCGCACCTGTTTGCCATCAAGGACAAGCTCCTGGGCACCATGATGCTCTGGGAGTCCACCGGTGGTGCGGGCGCCGCTTCGACATCCGCCAACCGTTTCCTACAGGGTCGCATCCTCTGTGGGCTGGTGACCGCATTCAGCTTTGTGTTTACCTACGGAATGACTTTCTACTATGTTCACCACGGCTTCCCCCTGGTCAACTTCCTTCCCGGCCTCTTCCTCACCGCTCTCAACACCCTCACGAACCTCCCGTTTATTATCAATAGACAGGATTAGAAGAGCTATGCTAGAATTCGCCCTATAATAGTAATGTAATAGCCACGCTTTGATGTTTACTTTTTAGGAGCAGGAGGGATCAACTTCGTCCTCCAATAACCCAGGGAGATTGCGAACAGCGTGATGATGATTGCCGCGGCCCACACACCGCCCTTGGCAAATCTGTAAAACATACCGCCTTCAACGAATAGTGAGCGCACCGCGTCGTTCCAGGACAGGGCAGCCACGATTCCTGCTGCTGCGACGAGCATATCCGCAAAACGTATGGTGAGGTCCGTGGTCGTCCTTTTCGCAGCATCAATGATTTCACCTTTCTTACTAGAAAGAGAAGGGACCGAAACATCCAACAGAATAGACATGGTATACTTGTAATAAACATTTATTTTAGTAGCCAGACAATGTAGTCAGTTCTTGTTGTTGCGCTTGTGTTTTTGTAATGTGTTTGCCCGCGAGATGTTGGCATTCTTCGGGATCTTTGGGAGGAGAGACTGGATCTTTTGTCTCGGGGCCACATAGTCCGCACACGCAAACCTGGCGAATGGGTTTACCTTGGGTTGTGCCGGTGTGTATTCCATACCGAGGTCTGTGGGAATTGCAAAATCTGCGTTATACTTGATATTGTACCCCTGGTTGATGCTATCATATTCGTCAATGAACTTGTTCTCCCAAAAGTCCAGGAACTGCTCTGGGATGTTATTTTTGAGCACCGACATGACACACTCTTCGTGCCCGTATTTCTTGAAGGCGTTCTTCAACTTTACGCACCCCGAAGTGTCCTTTATATGTTCGGCGCCCCGCTGGAAAAGCGTTCGCTTCGTCTGGCCGACGTAGACCTTTCCGTTTGGGAACGTGATTTTGTAAATGCTGCCATGGCGGTTTTCGATAATTTTCATGCTACTCATTCCTGACAAATTTATTTACGAGATTTTACATGGTTTATCCTCGCGATTATTTCAAAAATAACTTAATATATTTTTACAAAAACGTGGTATGCTTCGAGCGCTTGATCTGTTTTCAGGCATTGGTGGTATTACATACGGTCTCCGGGGTATTGTCACCCGATCGTCTACGTCGAAAAAGACCCGGACGCTCGGGATTTTTTGAAAAAGAAACATCCCGACACTCCCGTGTTCGATGACGTGTGTACATTTGACGCGACGCCTTTGAAAGGCTCCGTAGACATCATCACCGCGGGGTGGCCGTGCACCGGTTTCAGTACCGCTGGAAAAGGAGGTGGTTTTTCCCACCATGCGTCCGGTCTTTTTACGGAAGTCGTGCGAATGGCTAAGGAATGTGAACCAAAGTATTTGTTCCTTGAAAATTCCCATGTTTTGTCGCGAAAGGAGAACCTTGATGTTGTGGTGTCTGCTTTTAGCGAACTCGGGTATGATTGTAGATGGATTACATGTCATGCAACGTGCGTGGGGGCTCCTCATCAACGACACCGGTGGTTTTGTATCGTGTCTAAAAGGGACGTTGATCTTGACATTAAGATACCCCATGTCGAACCTTTTGACTGGGAGAGAAACGAACCCGAAAGACAAGTTGAAAAAAACACTCCGGAGAATAATCGTATTTCTAAATGGCTTGGAAATGCGGTAGTCCCGGATCAAGTACGATTTGCTTTTACACAGCTTGTTACCATGGAAACGACATTCTCGAAAAAAACTGCTAGAAAAATAATACAATGTGGCTATTCTACAAACAAAGATATCATTTTTTCAAAAAACATCGTATTTCAAACACGGCAACCGCTGAACATAGAACTGCGACAAGAGACAATGCCTGGAAAACACAATGCCACTACACCACATGTTAACTTTTGTATAAGACGCTTCTGGTCAACTCCGACCTTTACAGGTCCATTTACCGGGACTAGAGTGCTAACATTTAGGTCATCAAGACTTCTAAGTTCTCAAGTTATTTTTTCAAATGGCAAACCCGGCTGGTGTCTTAATTGTGATTGGCTTACATGGTTAATGGGTTATGAACCATCATATTTTAAACAATGATCTCGTAAATACCACGAGAAGTCCTACGAAGAAACGCGATTATTTCAAAATAACTTAATATATTTTTACAAAAACGTAGTATGCTTCGTGCGCTTGATCTGTTTTCAGGCATTGGTGGTATTACATACGGTCTCCGGGGTATTGTCACCCCGATCGTCTACGTCGAAAAAGACCCGGACGCTCGGGATTTTTTGAAAAAGAAACATCCCGACACTCCCGTGTTCGATGACGTGTGTACATTTGACGCGACGCCTTTGAAAGGCTCCATAGACATCATCACCGCGGGGTGGCCGTGCACCGGTTTTAGTACCGCGGGAAAAGGAGGTGGTTTTTCCCACCATGCGTCTGGTCTTTTTACGGAAATTGTGCGAATGGCTAAGGAATGTGAACCAAAGTATTTGTTTCTTGAAAATTCCCATGTTTTGTCACGAAAGGAGAACCTTGATGTTGTGGTGTCTGCTTTTAGCGAACTCGGGTATGATTGTAGATGGATTACATGTCATGCAACGTGCGTGGGGGCTCCTCATCAACGACACCGGTGGTTCTGTCTCGTGTCTAAAAGAGGTATTGACATTGATATAGAGATACCAGAATTTCATTACATATTTGATTGGGATAACGAAAAAGAGCCTGCTAAGCAGATAAAAGAAAACACAACTAAAAATAAAACTATACTCGGTTTTGTTGGAAATTCCGTAGTTCCCGACCAAGTGAGATATACCTTTTATAAACTATTGGGGAAAGAGTGTCATGAACGTTTGTTTCCACCGCTAAACATACCACTTGTGCCGAGGATGAACGAGCACAAAACTAAAGAAACAAACCTTGTCACAAAAACCATCATAAAAAAATATTGGGGGACACCTTGTTATAGTTTCAGGACTCATACGCGTGGAAATCGTGTATTGACAAAGCGGCATTTGGCGTATCTTCCTACGCAAGTCAGGTTTTCGCCACAGGGTATTGATGGATATAACTTGAATGGTTTGTGGTGCGCTTGGTTAATGGGGTATACCCAAGAGTATTTCATTTAGTTGCGCGGAAACTCAACGGAGTTCACGGCAACCACACGGGTCCTACCCTCGAAGCCAACAAGGGTGAAAAATCCATCGTTAATAAGAGTAGTAATACTCTTATTCTTTCCAGAGTTAGAAACACCACCGTAAATCGTCTTAGAAGTAATCTTGATGTCAAACTTCTGGAGGATCCATGCTTTTTGGGCACACTTGAGAATGTTAGTGGCACCTGGCATAAGAGTGATGTCAAAGTCAACAATGTTCTCGGGGGTAAACACAAACTCGCTACCATCAGCAAGGATGAGCACAAAAGTGTCATCGTTGTCAGTATCAAAGTCGTGAAGAGCCTCCTCCGTAATGACCTGCATCATCCTGGTCTTCGGCTCAAAGTTCTTGTTGACCTTGTCGAGCACGCGGTCCGCCTCAATGGCCAGCATGTTCTCGCGGGGGATGATACGCTTGCCGTTATCGTCAACCTCGTTGTAGAACGGCAGCTGCTCGTGGGTCTTGCAAACCGCCAGAGACTTGTTGCACACAATCGTGGGGACAAACTCGGAAGGGTAGTTGCACTTCAGGAACTCCCCCTTGGCGCCCTTGGTCCGACCGGCCTGCTGCTTGAGCGAGTCGGCGCCACGAGTGTCAGAGGCGTGCATCAGCATGTGGGAAATAACGTGGTGGCGGTCGCGCATGTCCACCGCACGCTGCCCCTTGTTAAAGGTGATGACCACCACGGGACGGTGCAGGCCGTAATACCACGACACAAACTTCATGGTGTTCTCCACGTCCTCGTCCGCAGTCTCAAATGTCTTCACAACCTTGAGTGCCTCCGCCTTGTATCCGGGCTCGTCAAAGATGGTCTCCTTGATCTTAGCGTAGAGGTCATCCCCACGAATGATGTCCTTGACGCTCTTGTCCACCTTGTTCTCACCACGGATCTTCGCACCACCGGCAAAGAATGTGATGAAGATGGTGTCCGGGAGCACGCCAAGGGCACGGCCCTCTGAACCATCGCGGATGATACCCTGAGAGTCGAGACCACCGCACAGCTTGGCGAGGATGTCCTTCTGGTTCAAGTCGGCCTCCGCGTCGGCATTCTGGCGACCGCCATTGACCAGACTCGTGAGCTGGATCAAAAGGACGGAGTTCGTCTTGAACTTCCCAGGGGCCTCCGCGCCAATGGGCATGAAAGGCTTCTCGTTCCAGAACGAGCGGAGGGACCGGTGGCCATCCTCGCCCTGCTCACGCATGCAATCGTGGGCCAGGAAGTAGGAAAAGCGACCAGTGGAGGTCTCGGGGTTCGTAGACGCAAAGTAGCCAGTGGTGTGGGAGAGCTGGTCAGTAGACACGATGGCATTGTGCTCGTTTACGCCGCCAATCAGGGAAATGGCGCGCTCGGTGTAAGGCATCATGACCTTGGGGCGGTTGGCCCCCACGACGTTGAAAAATTCCACGGGCAGGTTCATGGTGGCGCTCAGGAGCATGATCTTCTTGGCACCGCCAAATGTGCCAATGGCCTCCTTCTCGGTCGCAGAGTGGCAGCACACGTGGACATCGCCGCACGCGCACGTGATTTCGACGTTCTCGCGCATACCGAGGATAGTCTCGATAGACACTGCCATCTTCTTCGTCATGGAAGAAGCAATGGGGCGGATGACAGAGTCGGCCTCGTCAAGGTTAATAAAGTAGCTCTTACCGGCGGCCTTGATAGCGTTGAAAACCTTGAACATTGCCTTGATGGGCTGGGGCTTCATCGCGGAGAACACGGGAATGATCTTGCCACTGAGGATGAAGCCCATGTCCTCGGGGTCGAAAGAAGTGCTGCTTCCGTCAAA